GTTACAAAGACGAATTTGTCCTTATTCTCGTATCTTTGCCTATTCTTGTATTGGTGTATTCTATTTTCACTGACGATGCTGAGATTCGTGATCGATTAGATATGTTTTTTGAATACTTTAAAAATTTACCCTACTGGTATCAAGCAATATTTATAGGAATAGTTTCAGCAATTTATGGTCTTAAAGGTGCTGATATAATGCGTAAGCCTAAATAATGTCCGAAGATTTTTTAGAAATTATACGAGAGTATAAAGAACAAGTACGTGTTCTTAAAGAACAGATTTCAGAATTAGAAGATGCAAACAAATCTAAAGATGCAGCTCTTAAAAGAGCATTGCAAAAGTTAGAATATACTACTTCAGATTTGGAGAAAGCTAATAAAGAAATCAATGAAAAAAAAGATCCAGACAAATTGTAATACGTGTAAAAGAAAAGTAACAACAAGATATGTTATGTTTGATAGAATTAAATACTGTTTAAAGTGTTTTTATACATCAGGCAAATCATTACCAATATTTCATAAAAAGGAACACTCTAAATGAAAGTAAGCGAATCAACTAATATAGCAATGCCTATTAAGAATTTGATCAGCATTATAGCAGCTGTTGCTATAGGTGTTTGGGCGTATTTTGGTGTAACTGAAAAGTTAAATAATCACGCTACTCAATTAGAATTAATGTCTAAAGATTTAGATAAAGCTGTTGAATTTTCTATCAAGTGGCCAAGGGGCGAGATGGGAAGTTTACCAGCAGATGCAGAGCAATTTTTGTTAATCGAGGATGCTTTGAAGGATATAGAAGATATCCAGGAAGAATTAAAAGAATCTCGCCACAATGCCACGAATATTTCTAGGCTACAAAAAGATGTGGAAAGACTTTTGGATGAATTAGAAAAACTTAAAGATAAAGTGAGGGCAAATGGAAACAGTCATTAGTGGAGTTATAGTACTTTGTATGTTCTACCAAGGTGGAATTATAGAGCATACTTACATACAGGATCAGAAAATGTCATCATGTTTAAAAGCAAAGAGGACAGTAGAAAGATCTGTTAATCCTGAAAATGTTAGAATGCAATGTGGTAAAGTAGATGCTATAATTGAAAAAGATGAGTATAGTGATAAGATGAGAGTAGTTAAAATTATTAAGGATAAATACGATTCATCTGGTTATACAAAGTGAAGTCACCAAATAAGAAACGTAATCCTTTTGCAAAGCAGTTAAGACATTGGAGATATAAGATTATTAAAAGTAAAAAAAGATATGATAGAAAAACTAATCGTAATCTCGTTCAAGAATCATCTGTAAATAATGAATAGCTTTTTCTATATCCTTTCTCTTTCCCTTTTTCTTATGACGACATATGTATTTTATGGCATTACCTTCTGCAAATGGTAAGTCATTTTCATTGATAAATTCAGCAGGTTGGATCTTCATATTTTTATAATGATCACCATCTACCTGTCTTGATAATGAATCATAAGTAACACCTTTAAATATATCTTTATCAGTCATTAAAATTTTAATCTATATGAGCCAGGCGATTGATGTGGTCGTCCTGGCTTATTTTTTATTACATCGTTTTGTTTATTAGTTAATTTATATATATCTAAACTCATAGCTTTAGTAAATTTCATTGTTGCATAATCAGAATTAATATCAGCATAATGACATATAAGTTTAAAGTCATTATTATTGCTGGTAAGCCAAGCAATTGCTGCTCTTTTATCCATAATTTTATATCTATCTTGTCCTTCGTACATTGCATCTTCTATTGCTTGCGTAATGACAGCTCTAAAAAGTTTAAGTTCTGGACTTCTCATCTATAACTTCATATGTCATTCGCTGATCTACTGCTTCAGCTTCTTGCCAATTTAAAGTTTTAGGATCTATAGCATTCATTATCTTTAATGCTTGTTCATCATTATCTGCACTAATAACAATCTCAGTATAAGCAGGAAGTATAACCCATTTCTTAAACTTATATATTGCCATTCTTATACTATGTTATTTTTACGTCTACTTGCTTCTAATGTTCTGAATAGATCGATAATAAGTCCTTCTTTATCTCTCTTGTTCTCAAGTGTGCTCGCTTTAACCTCTGCATCAAATAATTCTTGTATAGCTTCTTTATAAGTATCGCTTCCATAGTATGCTTGTTCTTTGGCAGAGATACTCTTATCAACTGCATTACCAGCGATATGGAGAGCTTTCTTTCTCTTAAGAAGCCTATCCAAATACTTAACTTGAGCATTAGCTTTAGCATTCTCCTCGTCTGTATCCGATAGGAACTTTAAGGATTCTTCCAATCTCTTTTCTGTAATCATCTTTATCCTTTCTTAAATATAATTTATATAATTTTAATACCAAATCATCGTTATTATAAGTGTTTATACCCATCATTTCCAGTTCTAATTTGAACAAATGCATCCATAAAAATCACCACTACCATCATTCATTACATGAACGTTTATAGGGTGCTCGTAGTAAGTTGTTAAATACATTCTTAATATATCGCATAGATCAAAACAATCTACTTCACTTAATAATTTTATATCTTTGGTCATTTCTTTTGTCACTTCCACTAGGTGATATACTCCATCGTTTAATAGTATTAGGTCCATAACCTATCCTTTTTATTTCAGATTATAATGATTAGTACGAGGAGACACCTTTTAATTTTTTAACTTTGTAAAATATTTAGTATCTCCTCGATCCACTTTTCTCTTAAACTAAAGAGGGAGGGAGTGAATTTTATTTAGAATGGAGCCTCGTCTCCATCGTATTGAGCACTTAAAATCTTACGAACATATCCATCAATCTCGCTGAAGTTAACTTCTTTGCCTGATTGGATTGCTGCAGATAATAGATTACTCATTGTTAACCTATACTTTTCTTTCCATTGTGCAGCAGGATCCTTAGCCGATGCTACACCATTACTACTTGCAGGTACTGGAGCTACTTCTCCATCAAGTAATTCTACAGAAGATGCTGTCTGATACCATTTACCCATTTTGCTTTGTCTAGCAGGTTGAGCAGATATTTTTAATCTTGCTCCTTTCTGCCAGCCTTCGGCACCAATAGCCTCTCCATAAATTGTCATATCTGTTCCATCATCCTTGGTGACGTAAATACTATATTTACCTCCACCATCTTTTGATGCGAATGCACGTTTATGAGTACATTCAAATGTTTCTGTTTCCATTTTATTCCTCCTATTTATTTGTTTTACTATATTTCCTATCTTTTGCATATAGGTTTATATAGTTTATTTGATGCATTTTGTCCATAGGTCCTTTGCAAAATCTTCAGCACCTGGACTACCTTTCCATCTAAAGTTGTCGCATACTAATGGAAATATGCGTACAACATCTTCTTTGGTTTTACATATACTAAATATATGTTCTATATGTTTCATTGCATTAATTAGAACGTGCAATTGATCATATTCTGTCATGTCTATGGCATATTGATCTTTTGGTGAGCAATATAATAACATTGTTTCTTTGCCAAATAGATCTCTATACAGACATTGTTGTCTAACATCAGCCATTTTTGGATACCATTTAGGATCCACATGACCTGCTTTTAATCGTCTAATATATGCTGTAGCTTTAGTATCAACTATTCTATCTTTGAACTCAAAGTCAGTCTTACCAACTACATCATATTTTAGACCATATTTATCACCTTTAATTTGTTTTTCATTTTGAAACGAGACTACATCACCAAACTCACCTAAGTTTTCTACAAACTTGTGAGCTATTATTCCAGACCATTCACATTCACTAGCTTCATCTACATCATGTTCTAAATATTTCTTTTTAGCATAATCTATGATAGTATCTGCATCAGTGATTTGGTTTGATAATGCATGATGTGCAGCATCCTCAGCTGCTAATCCCATCACCATTCTTGCATTGGGTTCTGACTCAAATCCAAACAATTCATTGATTATCCAAAATGGTGGGGAATCAATAAACGTATTAGTCTTGGAGGCAGAATGTCTATATTCAATTTTCATAATTATCTCCTTATGGTTATTAATATTCAAAAG